ACTGAAGCTGGAGACTTACGGTCTACCATTGACGCTTACAAACAGTCTTTTATTAAGAAGACCCCACCCGAGTCCTGGCTTCCAGATGAAAAGTATAGAGAGCAACTTGACAACGCTATAAAGAAGTACGGTAATAATGCTAAAAAACTAGTAGCATACATTAGAAGCGATAACGACTTTATGCTTTGGTTTGCAAAGCTGCCTGAAAGAGATTATCTTAAAAAAGATGCTATGGCTATTATTAGACCAACCGTATCAGAAACTGCAACAGCAGGGTCAACTAGCTCAGGTAACATGGCAACAGTTGCTAATCCAATAAGTGCCAATGCTAAGATCAAACGTGATAAAAACGGTGTACCGATGGCTCCGCAAAAGAAAAATGCAGACGGCACTGCTAAGAACGCATTAGAGTTGGGTAACAATTTAATGGGCGGAGCGACCGTAAAGAGATAAATACTCGTAATAAGGTATTCCGGAGAAACAAATGACAATACAAGTTAAAGAAGGTTTAGGCGATTTAGCTGCAATGGCAGAACGTGACCACGAAGTCCAAATGGCTCGTGCTGACCTATACAAGCTGGCAAAGTATGCTATCAAATTACACGACATGCTAAAAGGCGTTTCCGAAGCAGAAGGCATACAAGGTTGGCAGCAGGCTAAGATTACTACAGCAGCAGATGATATTTCAAGCGTATATCATGCTATGGATTATGATATGAAGTTTGCAGAATCAAAATCAACAGTAAACGTTCTAACTAGAGCAAAAGATGTTGTTGAATCAAACTACACAGCAAAACTTGCAGAACGTGTAAAATTAAAACTAGTAAAATAAACTCTTGACAACTCCTGAATAATGCTGTATACTTAACAAGTAACAACAACATTTATTCAGGAGTATTTTTATGAGCGATCGTACCTACGGTGCAGAAGAAAAAGCAAAACTTGAGCGACTTGTTCAAGAAGGCGTAACCGTATTGCAAGAAATTGAAGACCTACAAGGTGGTCTTAAAGACACAATTAAAGCAGTAGCAGAAGAACTTGATATTAAACCAGCACTGATCACTAAAGCAATTAAGATTGCACAGAAACGTGACTGGGAAAAGCATGCAGATACTTTCGAAGATCTCGAAACACTCGTTGCTACAGTTGGCGTAGACAAGTAATGCAAAAAATTAAAGAATTCTGGGTTAACAGTTATACAACAGACCAAACTGCGTTCTATTTTGAACTTGTAAGTTTTATCTTTACTGTAGGCGCAAGTTTAACTCTTGCAGTTAATGCTAAAGATCCTAACATGTTAATTGTGTACCCTGGATTCTTTATCGGTAGTGTCACACAGTGTTATGCAGCAGTGCGCAGAGGTGCAGCGTGGGTAATGCTGCTAACAGGATATTTTGCAATAGTTAATGTATTCGGATACGGCGTAGCAGCAACATGGTGGTAAAGCCGTACCAATGGCTGGCTTGGGTAAGCACTGTAATCGTATTGATTGCAGCTTGCCTTGCCAGTTTTGTACCCGAACTATATCTACATCATTACTTCTTTATTGTAGGTAATGCACTATGGATTGTAGTTGGCTACTTGTGGAAAGAAAATTCACTTCTATGGTTTAATATAGGCTTAACCGCTATATATGTTATAGGCTTAATATTATAAGAGTCGTTCACTTTAAGAACAGGTTTACGGTTAGTTGGCCACAAGCAACAGGAGGCATTTAATTGAGTTATGTAGACGCATTTTTCGACCGTGATCACGATATGATCAAGATAGTTGAACGAAAAGACGGAGCTAGAATATTCCGAGAACAACCTGTAAAATATACATTTTACTATAAGGATCAAAAAGGCAAGTACAAGAGCGTGTACGGTGATCCGTTAAGTCGTATTGTATCTAAGAATACTAAAGACTACCGCAAAGAAATTGCAATCAATCGAGACAAAACGCTGTTTGAAAGCGACATTAATCCAATCTTTCAGTGTCTAAGTGAAAACTATCTTAATCAAGATGCATCTAAACTAAACATTGCATTTTTTGACATTGAGACAGACTTTGACCCAGAGCGTGGATTTGCTGATCCTAGCGATCCGTTTATGGGCATTACGTCTGTCTCCGTTTATTTGCAGTGGCTGGAAACAATGATTTGTTTGGCAGTGCCGCCTAAGACACTTACTATGGAGCAAGCAACTGAGTTGCTTAAAGATATTCCTAATGTAATGCTGTTTGAAAAAGAAAAGGACATGCTGGACACGTTCTTAACACTGATTGAAGATGCTGACATTTTAAGTGGATGGAACAGCGAAGGCTATGATATTCCGTATACTGTCAATCGTGTAGCTCGTGTATTGAGTAAAGATGACACAAGACGATTTTGCTTGTGGGGTCAATTGCCTAAGAAAAGAATGTACGAAAAGTTTGGTAAAGAAAGTGAAACATATGACTTGGTAGGTCGTGTACACTTAGACAGTTTGAACTTGTATCGTAAGTACACCTATGAAGAACGTCACAGCTATCGACTAGATGCTATTGGTGAGATCGAAGTAGGTGAAAACAAGACAGCATACGAAGGTACGTTGGATCAACTTTATAACAATGACTTTAAAAAGTTTATTGAATACAACATTCAAGATACTGCACTGCTTGACAAGTTGGATAAGAAACTACGCTTTATTGACTTGAGTAATACTATTGCTCATGAAAACACTGTGCTTATCCAAACTACTATGGGTGCGGTTGCTGTTACTGAGCAAGGTATTATTAACGAAGCTCATCACAGAGGCTTGCAAGTTCCTAATCGTAAAAACAGAGACGATGAAGAAAATACACAGGCAGCAGGCGCATATGTTGCGTTTCCTAAAAAGGGCTTGCACAAGTGGATTGGTTCAATGGACTTGAACTCACTGTATCCTTCAGTGATTCGTGCGTTAAATATGGCTCCAGAAACTGTTGTAGGACAAATTCGTCCAGACATATCAGAAGCTCGTGTAGCAGAAGACATGGGTCTTAACAAACAGAGCTTTGCTGGTAGTTGGGAAGGTCGCTTTGCAACAGAAGAATACGATGCTGTTATGGCCAAACGTAAAGATGTTGCACTTACTGTTGAGTTTGAAAATGGTCAGTCTGAAGTAATGAGCGGTGCAGAGATTTACAAACTGATTTTTGACAGCAATAATCCGTGGATGCTAAGTTCAAACGGTACTATCTTTACACAAGAGTTTGAAGGTGTTATTCCAGGCTTGCTAAAGCGTTGGTATGCTGAACGTAAAGAGTTACAAGCAAAGCTAAAGAAAGCTAAGGATGCAGGTAACAAACCTGAAATTGAATACTGGGATAAACGTCAGCTGGTTAAGAAGATTTTGCTTAACAGTTTGTATGGTGCTATTCTTAACCCTGGTTGCCGCTTCTTTGATAAGCGTATTGGACAGTCAACTACATTAACTGGTCGTACTATTGTTAAGCATATGAGTGCAGAAGTTAATAAAGTTATTACTGGAGTATATGATCATACGGGCGAAAGCGTTATATATGGTGATACTGACTCTGTATACTTTAGTGCGTATCCTACTTTAAAAAACGAGATTATGGCAGGTAATATTCCGTGGAGTAAAGAAAACGTCATTACACTTTATGATCAAGTAGCAGATGCAGCCAATGCAACGTTTCCAGACATGATGGCAAAATCATTTCACTGTCCAAAGAGTCGTAGTGATGTTATTGCTGCTGGTCGTGAAATTGTTGCACAAAGCGGATTATTTATTACTAAAAAGCGTTACGCAGCACTGGTTACAGACATTGAAGGTTTTAGAACAGACGTAGACGGTAAAGCAGGCAAAGTAAAAGCTATGGGCCTGGACTTGCGTAGAAGTGATACTCCTGTGTTTATGCAAGAGTTTTTAAGCGAGTTATTGCTTATGGTACTTACCGACAAGCCTCAATCTGATGTACTAGAACGCATTACAACATTCCGTATTGAGTTCAACGAGCGTCCAGGTTGGGAAAAAGGTAGTCCAAAACGTGCAAACAAGATTGGACACTATCAGCGACTTGAACAGAAACAGGGTAAAGCAAACATGCCCGGACACGTTAGAGCAAGTATTAACTGGAATACACTCAAGCGCATGAACGGTGACAAATACTCGCAAGAGATTGTTGACGGCATGAAAGTTATTGTTTGCAAACTAAAAGCCAACCCACTAGGGTATACTAGTGTTGCTTATCCAACAGATGAGCTACGTATGCCCGAATGGTTTAAAGAACTGCCGTTTGACGATTCAGCAATGGCAGAAACAATTATTGATAATAAGTTAGATAATTTGATCGGAGTGCTTAACTATCCATTAGAGGATACCAAGCGTCATAACACGTTCAATAGTTTGTTTGATTTTGGAGAGTAAAATGAAAATTAATAAATTAATAAACTTTGGTTATTGTGTGTCAGATGTTAATTACGAAAGTAAAACTGATGCGAGTGACATTAAGAATCTTATAGGCGACGGAAGGATTGTTTGTATTAAAAACACACAACCTGTAGCACCAACTTTGCTTGTTACATTTTATAAAAATATAGGAAGTGTTGCTGCGCAATCAGAAAAATTAAAAGACTGCTTAGTTGACGGATTTCCTGAATTAATTAGAGTCAAAAAAGACGGCTTTTTTAAAGGTCAAGAGGACGGTGAATTGTTTTGGCATAATGCAATTTTAAATAAGTCAGATGCCGAAGATATAGTTGCAATGTACATGCACAGTTTAGCTGATGAAGGCGGTGATACCTACTTTACTGACGCACAAACTGCATATAAAGATTTAGATACAGAAATTAAAAGAGACATCGATCAATTAATGTGTGTTGCAGTACCTATGACAAATATTAAAGAAACAAATCCAAGAATTCTCAAACTTTTAGCTAAGTCATATCAAGGCCAAATTTATCCTACACAAGAAGCAGCTTACGAATGGGTAGATGTAAATGGTGTGAAGACTCATACAAAAATGCTAGATGAAAAAGAACTGGTAGTAACTCATCCTATAAATGGAGAAAAGGGAATACATTTTCCTTGGACTGTTTTTAGATCTATAGCAGGAAAATCTAAAGCAGAATCTAAAGAATTATTTGCGTTCTTAAAGGATCATTTGTTACAAGAAAAATATGTGTATAGACATCAATGGTCTAAATATGATATATGTTTAAGTGACCAAGTTCATAGTTTACATAAAAGAGATGCATTTCAAGGATCTCGAGAACTTTGGCGGTCAGGAATTTGGGTATAAAGGAGAAAAAAAAATGATTATTGATAAACTTAAAAAATTCGGTTATTGTGTTAGCAATGTTGATTATCAAAGCGAAGACGATGCCAAAAAAATAAAACAATTAGTTGGAGAAGGAAGGGTAGTGTGTGTTAGAAATCCTGCTCCTGTTGATCCTGCTGATCTAGTAACTCTTTACAAAAATATTGGGCGAGTTGCTGTTCAAAATGAAAAAGTCAGAGGAAGTGGCGTAGGCGGTTTTGGAGAACTAGTCCAAGTTAAAAGCGATGGATTATTTCAAGGCAAGGAAGACGGAGAACTTGTTTGGCATAATGCAGTATTACAAAAGTCCGACGGTGAAGATATTGTAGGTATGTACATGCATCATATTGCCGAAGAAGGTGGAGACACTTATTTTAGTGACGGTCAATCTGCTTACGAAGACTTAGATGAATCTTTAAAAGAACAATTAGATAATATTTTAGCAAAGACCATTTACTATCCATTAGCCGATGAAGAAAACTTATCTAAGATAATTAAAAATACACACATTTATCAAATTTTTCCAGATGAAGATACATTTAGAGAATGGAGAGATGTTGATGGGAAAGTTGTATACACCAAACAAGTAAAAACAAAACCTATTATAACTACGCATCATATTAGTGGTAAAAAAGGTCTAGACTTTCCTTACATCATGCTTAGAGGATTTGTAGGAATGCCTAAAGAAGAAAGTAACAATCTTTTTAAATTTCTATGTGAGCATGTTATGAAAGACAAATATGTATATTGTCATAAATGGAATCTATATGACATCTGTTTAAGTGATCAAGTACACAGTCTGCATAAACGAGATGCGTATAATGGTTTTAGAGAACTTTGGAGAGCGGGTATTTGGACTCGCAAATAAAATATGAAAATAAAATTAGAAGTAGAAATTGATACAGAGAGCGAGCAGGACCTAAATACTATCGAAGAACTAATCGAATTGTTAAAAGGACTATCGGAGCAGATGCAATGAAAACATTATCATTAATATTATTATTGTCAGGATGTGCTACTATGCAAGATAATACAACCTTAGGTGATAAAATTATCATTGGTAGTAGCTTATTGGTATTTGGATTATTTGCACAAGGAGCAAGCAATTGAAGGTAGGATTTACTTGCAGCACATTTGATTTACTGCATGCCGGACATGTACAAATGCTACGTGATGCAAAAGAGCAATGCGATTATTTAATCTGTGGATTACAAGTAGATCCTAGCGTTGATCGTGCAAATAAAAATTCTCCTATACAAACTATTGTTGAACGATATACACAACTTAAAGCAGTTGGGTATGTAGATGAAATTATTCCGTATGGCACCGAACAAGACCTAGAAGATATCTTGACAATGTATCATATTCATGTTAGAATATTAGGAGAGGAGTATAGAGATAAGGATTTTACTGGTAAAGATATTTGCCGTAAAAGAGATATTGATTTATACTTTAATAAACGAGATCATCGTTTTAGTTCAAGTGATTTAAGAAAGAGAGTTACAGATCGTGGGTAATAAGTTTATATTTGATGTCGACGGAACGTTAACGCCAAGTCGGCGTGGTATGGATGGTGAATTTCAAGGATACTTTATAGACTTTTGCTATGCAAACGAAGTTTATCTAGTTACAGGTAGCGACTATGCTAAAACATTAGAACAGGTTGGTCCTGATGTTTGTAGTGCAGTAACACGCATTTATAACTGTAACGGTAATGATGTTTGGGAGAAAGGTGTAAATATTCGAACTAATGAATGGACACTTCCTGAAGATGCACACGAATGGTTGGCTAATAAGCTAACCGAAAGTACCTATCGTACTCGTACAGGCTTGCACTTTGAACATCGACCTGGACTTGTTAACTTTAGTATTGTTGGGCGCAATGCTGATAAGGAACAACGTGCAGAGTATGTTGTATATGATGAATTATTCGACGAACGTAATATTATTGCTAAAGAGTTTAATGGATTATTTCCTACAATACAAGCAACTGTAGGCGGCGAAACAGGAATTGACATTGCTCCACTAGGTGCAGACAAAGCGCAGATTGTTGAAGACTTTGAAGTTGAAGATAAACTGTATTTCTTTGGTGATAGAATGGATCCTGCTGGTAATGATTATCCGCTGTCGTTAGAAGTAGATGTAGCAAAATCAGTAAACCGCTGGCAAGAAACATTTGAACTGTTACAATATTTCCAAGAAGCAAAGGTAGCAGCAACGTGAAAATTTTGCTAACAGGTCATCGAGGATTTATAGGTACTGCATTACTTACGCGATTAATGGACAGAGATGATGTAGAAATTATACATTGTATTGACTTACAAGCAGGCACTGATTTACTCACTTGTGACTTTCCGAATCATGTTGATCTTGTAATACACCTAGCAGGAAAATCAGGAGTACGCGAAAGCCTAATAGATCCTGGTGCATATTGGATGAACAATGTAGAAGCAAGCCGTAGACTGTTTGAACGCTATCGTAACACTCGCATATTGTACGCAAGCTCAAGCAGTGCGTACGAGCCCGATTTGAACCCTTATGCGGCGTCTAAGTACATACTGGAAGAATTAGCAACACGGTATACTGATACTTTAGGTATGCGATTCCACACAGTGTATTCCGACTTACCTAGAAAGAACATGTTCTTTGATAAACTGTTTAACGGTAAATTAGAATATGTAACACAACACCACAGAGATTTTGTACACATTAATGATATTTGCGATGCAGTTGAAATACTGATTACAAAGAACTATGTTAAAGGTGTACTAGACATTGGATCGGGAGATCCGATTAGAGTTCAGGACTTGGCTCCTGGATTGCCCATCCGCCTAAATACTCCACATGAAAGAACATTTACATGTGCAAATTTAGAAAAAATGAAAGCCTTAGGATATAAACCTAAATATATGATAAAAGAGTTCTTGACAAACAAAGAATTAGGCACTATAATTAAACTTAACACAGGAGAGATCGCATGAAAGATATTTTACAAGACGTAGTAGCACATACTCACGCACTAGGCTTTTTATCATTAGTTAAAGTAACTGCTGATAATGCTAGCACAGTTGTTGAAAGTATGGCAGATGATCGTTCAGTTATTATGACTGCAACGGCACATACACCAGTAACAGAATTTGATGGTACATTTGGTATGCCCAATTTGGACAAACTTAATATGCACTTGAAAAATCCAGAGTACAAAACTGATGCAAAGTTAGACGTAGTTAAAGCAGAACGCAATGGCGAAACTATTCCTACACACATTCACTTTGAAAATGCAGCTGGTGACTTTGAAAATGATTATCGCTTTATGAACCGAGCAATCATTGACGAAAAACTTAAAACTGTAAAGTTTAAAGGTGCAACGTGGGACGTAACATTCCAACCAAGCATGGCAAGTATTCAACGTATGAAGTTGCAGAGTGCAGCACATAACGAAGAGCCAACATTTAATGTTAAGACCGAAAGCGGTAACTTGGTGTTTAGTTTTGGTGATGCAAGTACACACGCTGGTAACTTTGTTTTCCAACATGGCATTGCAGGTACGCTCAAGCACACATGGAGTTGGCCAGTTGCTGCTGTTCAAAGTATTTTGAATCTAGACGGCGATGCAACTATGAGCATCAGTGATCAAGGCGCTATGATGATCAGTGTCGATAGTGGTATGGCAAAATACGACTACATCCTTCCAGCACAGAGCAAATAAAGCATGACATCTGATCAAGTACAATTTGCAATATTAAGTTGGCTTGCGTTAACCAGTATAGTTTATACACTCACTGGTTGGCGGAATATTCTTAATTGTTATAAATTATGGTTTACTAGAGAATACTGGACTAACTATAATATTATCGAAGCAGCAAGTTGGATTGCAAAAGCAGCAATTATTATTCCTGGATTAATATTTGGTGTGCAAATATGGCAATTGTACTTTATTGCATTGTTTACTAGTATGAGCTTAATTTGGGCTAGTAATAAAAAATTATTACCAACTCTAGTCGGATTTAATACGCTTTGGATTTGGTTAAGTATGATGGTAATAGCACAAAAGGTTATTTAATATGAACAAAGACTTAACAGCGACACAAAACGATTACGCACACTTTCTTCCTGCATTAAGTGGCTTCTATGCGACTTACGTGGGCAAACAGCGTCATCTAGATCCTGTTAAAGGTCCTTACATTGAAGATGCTCGTATTCCTGCTAACTTTCAGAATGGTGTTGAAAGTCTTAACTATCTAAATGCACAAGAAGGAGCGTTCACATACAAGTGGACGCTCTACTCAGCAGGACATGCTGATTTAGATACAACTAAGATTGTGCCTAAAGAAGATATGGTACGGAATAGAGATAGGCAGAACACTTGGTTGCTTGGCGATTCAGGTGGCTTCCAGATTGGTAAGGGCGTTTGGGAAGGTGATTGGAAAGATCCTAACTGCCCTAAGGCTCAAAAGAAAAGAGACGGTGTATTGCGTTGGATGGACGCTTACATGGACTATGGCATGGTACTTGATATTCCTGCCTGGGTTGCTCGTAGCCCAGAAGGTGCGAAAGCAACTGGCATTAGTACATACGATGAAGCAGTTAAAGCAACACGCATTAACAACGACTATTGGATGAAACATCGCACAGGTGCTTGTAAGTTCTTAAACGTTCTACAAGGTGAGAATCACGCAGACGCAGAAGACTGGTATCAGCAGATGAAAGATTATTGTGATCCTAATCTGTATCCTGACAATCACTTTAATGGGTGGTCGATGGGTGGTCAGAATATGTGTGACGTACACTTGGTTCTTAAACGTATTGTTTCTATGCACTTTGATGGCTTGTTACAAAGCGGCGTACACGATGTAATGCACTTTCTAGGCACTAGTAAGCTAGAGTGGGCATGTTTGCTTACGGACGTACAGCGGGCTATACGCAAGTACTATAACCCCACTATGATGCTTACATTTGACTGTGCAAGTCCGTTCTTAGCAACTGCTAATGGACAGATTTACATTCAGAACGAAACTCCTGACAGAGGCAAATGGACCTATCGAATGGTGCCGAGCATCGACGATAAGAAGTATTCAATCGATACTAGAACTTTTAAGCAAGCAGTATTACAGGATGGCATCTTTAAAAACTTTGAAGATTCGCCTATTACAGCAGAAATGAAAGTCAGTGATGTATGCATTTACAAGCCAGGAGACTTAAATAAGATTGGCAAAGAAGGAAGAACATCTTGGGATAGTTTTTCATATGCCATTCAAATGGGTCATAATGTTTGGAGTCACATCAATGCAGTTCAAGAAGCCAATAGACAATACGATGCTGGAGTTGTACCGAGAATGCTTGTACAAGAGCAGTTTGACAGGGTCTTTTTTAGAGACGTTGTTGAAACAATATTTGCAGCAACTACAAGAGAAGAAGCAAACGCCCTAATTGACAATAACTCTAAGTTTTGGATGTCAATTCCAGGCACTCGCGGAGCCATTGGCAAAAAGACTGTAAACTCTAGTACTTACTTTGGAGCATTGTTTGATGTTGTTGAACCAGAAGTAGAAGAACTAGAAGATGGCGAATTTACTGAAGATCAAACACACTTGTTAGAGGACTTGGAAAATGAGCAATTATGAAAATGACGAAGATAGACTCAAGCAGCATTACGAAGAACTAAAAACTAGGCATAGAGATCTTGACAATGAGATAGAAGCAAGTTATAATGATATTACAAATCAAGACGAAATTCGTAGAATGAAAACTATGAAACTTTGGCTTAAAGATGAAATGTATCGTATTAATGCATACCTAATACAAAAAGG